AAACAAATCGTTTAAAGATTGCACAGTACCAAACGGAGTGCCATCAAACGAAGCAGTAAGCCCTATATAAGATATTGTTTCTTCACCACCGATAGTTTCTATGTTGGCTTTTGTAATAAAGTATGGGCTTTGTTTCGCCATTTTTTCTATGTAACCATTAATCGCTTGATCCAAACCAAGAGGGCTACCTTCCATAGAAGTTCTTATTTCAGGGATTCTTTCCCAGTTCTCTGTCAAAAAGTTCCTGACAATATTTCTACCAACATCTCCCGGCTCGCCTGCTAAAGCCAAATTATAAATATTGATATTACCAAGCTTCTCTTTCGCTTCTAATGCTTGCACTAATGACCGACCATCAGTATCAAGGCTAAGAACAGATTTGCCACCCAACCAATTAGTCAACTTATCGAATGCGGACTGTTCGCTTATACCATCAAAATATAGTTCTTTAAGAATAACTTTAGGAACACCACCTATAGGTGTTTCAAGATCAGAAAGTGTCCCACCTTGAAGGAAAGTGTCAGGATCATCATCTTCTCCCGGCCATGTCCCTTCAAAACCACTACCCCCGCCTTCAGGTACAAAAACATTTTCATCTTCAACTCCGAAAGGAGAAGGTATCTTCATACCAAAAATATCTATTTCACCTTGAAGAAAATCAGGTATCACATCCCCTCTTTGTCTCTCTCCTTCTACACCTTCAACATTATTTATTATCTCCTGCCCAGCGGCACCAGTCCCACCTACGAAACCAGTGATTTGTTTAGGAGACAACGGAGGTGTCGGCGTTACTGACTTCCCACCTGCATCAGTGCGCCCTAGTATTGGGTCAATGCTTTGTTGTTGTGGGCCTGCATCTGGTCCATACAAAGCAGAACCTTCTACAACATCGTCTTTACCCCCACCAAAAAGTTTACCGACCCAACCAGTTGCCTCATCCCAAGCCTTACCAATACCCTCACCGACTTGACCCCAAGGAATATCATCCAATACTTTTACGATTGAACTCATAGCAGAAGCTTCAACCAAACCAAGAGTTAAAGCACCACCAACTTGTCTTGATTGTTCATCAGTCCCCTGATTTAAAATAACTGTAGATTCTATAACCTTCTGCAACTGTTCTTTGTTTACGCCTTCAGGAGGATTCGTAAAGAATGCTTGCAAATCTGCTTGAGACATTTCATCAAGATTTATGTCCAAACCGACAGCGGTAAGATAATCCTCTACTGCCGCTTTTACCGCTAATATTAACTGTTCCATTTATACCGCCAAAACCGCAGGATTAATTTCTATTAAACCTGCCTCATACTTTGCTATCCAACTATCACTTAACATTGGTAAAAACACACTATAATACAATTCATTCAACCACGGTCTTCCTTTAATAGCCTTCTCTAAATATCTCCAGTACTGCAACTTTAGTGCATTTCTTATGTCAGTTGCAGTAGAACCAGTGGCACCACTATAACTTTCTATTTTGTCATTAAACTCTACAATAATGTCCATAGTCTTAAGAACATCATTCCTATGTAAACCTTGAGGAACCATATCTGGGTTCTCTACAAGAAGCCTAAACTCTCTTACAGTACTTTCTCTTCTATCTTTAGATGTGCTTGTACTCAACGATCTTGCCAACACAGGATGTCTTGCTTGGAACGATGCATACCAAGCATCCCATTTAAGATCCATTTCTGTGGTATCCATACCGAATGCTTTAGACGCATACTTTTTAGTTTTATAAGATATCGAAGCTTCATGGTAAGTGTGATAAGCAGAGTTCTTATATAACTCTGTTAAGAATTCTTCAGATGTTCTCAGACTAGACAGACCCATATTTACTTGTCTTTGTTTCGCTTCTGCTACATACTCTGTGTCTTCGACATCAAACTTACGTGGCATGAAATAAGCTGATGCTGATTTGAAATCACGAGCGAACTGTTCATTCTCAGTTAACCATTCATTAGCGGCTTGAGTCGTTTCCAATACAGCAAACGGGATCTTAGAAGATTTACCAACCTTAAAAGGTGAATGCACCATAGGGTCAAACTCACCTTCTCTGGCTTCTATATTCTTAATCCACAAAGAGTACGCCTGTTCATAAGGCACACCTTGATCTGTTAAATCATAAAACTCTTCGTTCCATTCCCAATTCTCATGCTGGGTAAGATCAGCTAATATCGTTGCAGATGGAAGAGCAAACCAAGTTAAAGCTTGCAACAACTGGTATTGCATAGCCATAGCATTTACCTTATCCATAAACTGTTCATTAAATAAATCAGGGTTCTCTAAAGAAGCTATGTCTCTTTCATCAGGCATCATGCCGTTCATAGCCATGAAACTAATAACATCTTGTGTGGCTTTAGTTCTACCAGCACCACCATCCCATCCAAGCATCGCTATTGGTCTAGCTATAACTGACGGCACTATCGAATCCCACATAGTTTTAGCAACAGTCGTCATGGCTTCAGCAGTCCCTTCAAATTGAGAACCAGCCGCTTGGTAACGTCCACCCACCATATGCTTGTCAAAATACTGTCTTATAGAAGGATCACGATGAGAAGCAAGATTAATAGGTATGGCCGCTAAAGGTCCGAATCCCATTTGCCCCATCTGGTCAACATCATAACCCGGAATGATATTGATGTTCATTGAGACACCATTGCTAATAGCCGCTTTAGCGACAGAACCTATAGCACCGCCAAATATTTTGTTTATTATTGGGTGTTCGTTGCTTAACTCCATTAAATAATTAGTAGCTACTTCACTACCCGGAATAACTAATCTCTTTTCCCCATACTGGTCTTCTTGTATCAGCCCACCATAAACACCTGCGTTCATTGTCAAGTGCAGATTTCTTAACATCATAGGATTATGATTAAGACTTCTACCTAATCTTCGTAGGAACTGATCTTCAGCAAACCAGAACGGCAGTACAGTACCAACCATCTCTTGGAACTGTGAACGTATCCTATGATCGTCAATAAACGCACCTGTTAATGTCATAGCTCGTTTCAAAGCAACATCCCTATGAGCTTGGAACATGTTGTTGTGTCGTAAAGCAAAATCAAAGAACTCGTTTATCGCAGTTTGATCTTTACGTTTAGCTATCCTGCTAAGTGCTTTAAAAACTTTTTCTTTTTCTTTAGACAGTTCCGCTGTTTCCAATACGTCATCTAAATTCTTTGAGAAACGCCCACTGTTTCTTCCTTCTATAGCAAAAAATACTTTCGATATTGTTTCTTCTGGATCTACTGTCGCACCAGCCCATTCAATCTCAAAGAAATCTGTAAGAATATCTACTGTCAACTGTCCATCATCATCGAACCTTGCCGCGTCACCAAGAGCGACAGCAAGCTTGTCATATCTTCCTTCTGCGTGATGGTAAAGTCTTCTCACACCTCTTGTCTGGTCAAATCCTTTAATCAAATAATGTTGGAATAATGGTTCTCTTACCATCGCACCAATCATTGGGTTAACCACACCGTCAAACCAATTTCGTAAAACAGTATTCCATGCTTTGTTAATGTTCTCTACTTTGGTTCCCATCTGATCTGTGACAGGCAACAACGTAAGCACACTCTTAGGTGCATGTTCCCACCATCCATCACGTACAGCATGATCGTTTATTCTGACCTGACTTATTTCCCCACCCTTTGCCGCATTCTGAACTTCTCTTATCCAAGGGTGAAAGACTTGAACTTCTTCTCCGGGAAGAGAACGAATGCCTGTTGTAACCATGTCTTCTATCTCAACCATGTTTATCAAAGCAAGTTCTTCTGCCGCGTTTCGTAAATCGTTTTGGGTAACTATCTGTTCATCAATAACTTCCCATTCAGCTTCTTTGTACCAGTCATATGCGGCTACATCATCTGACTCTCGGAAAACTGCTGTTCTTCCATCTGCCTTATTTCTATACACTTTGACTCTGTGAGTAACAGGAGTATTGTCCAGCATTTGAACTGGACGAACATTATCAGCTTTAGAGAAAAGCATATGCAACGGAGCGCCTATAACAGTTTCATTACGCAACCCTCGTGATCCGAAATCAACTGCTGGGATAGCTCTGAAATCTCCGGGTGCTACTTCACCCCAACCATAAAAATTGTTTTGTAAATCTATATTCCCTGAATAGCCAAGATTTGCGTACACGCTTTCGTGAGTCGCACCACCATGTGTGTAAGAGAAAGAAGGCACACCCAACTTTTGTCTTCCCTTTATAGCGGCTCCCGGTTCGTTAAATAGTTCCTCACTGTTAACATCTATACTTCCGATTCTTCCACGCATAGAGCTACGTGCAGGATCTACTGGAAGCATTGGCCCTAACATATCGTCCATTACTTTCGATATAGCATGAGCTACTTGATCGTTTGAACTAACTGTAGCTAAAGGAACCCAGTTGCTTTCTTGTGAAATGTAAGACTGACTTAAAGCACGATAAGAGTTAGGGGTGTGATGCATCGTACTTGGATGCATACTAGGTTGAAGCATTCGTGCCGCTTTAGTTGCTTCACTACGTGGGATGCCAGCAAGTTCAAATTCGATTTCCAATTTTCTTACGAACTCATCGAACCAGCCTTGAGCGCCTATATGCCCTGATTGGAGAATATCTGCAAGAAGATCTATCTGATCTACAGATATCACAGGAACGAAAAGTCTTGTATAACCCGGAGGTAATGGACTGCTTATAACACCACCGAGTTTGTCGAAACCCATGTTCGATCTGTGTGTGCTGTATAAAAGTTGTTGTCCTTCTGGGCTCATCAACTTATTGATAAAAGCAAGTTTCGCTTTTTCTTTCGCTCTCTTCCAGTCTGTTGTAACTTTCAAAGAATCAATGTCGCTTATAAGGAAAGCTATAGGATTCAAACTTTGTCCCACGCCCGGAGATGGTTCTAAAAATTTACGTATACTAGCCTGTATTTCTTCTGGCATTGCTTCTACGAATTCTTCTATAGCTGTGATTTGTCTTATCGCATCATCTACATCATCAACAGTTTTAAGATCGTTTATGCTTTTAGTATCAAAGGCTTCACGTAATGCTCGCAACGCTTCAGGATGTTCTTGATTGAAGTATCTATGAGCAACAGCCGCGTGTTTACCTTCTGCTGTGGATAACCCTAATGATTCATTAAGTATCCTAAATGTTTCTTCTTGCTTAGGAGAGGAGTATAAGGACAGTTCTTTAAGCGCCGCTACGTGTGATGGGTCTTCCGCATAGTAACTAAGTTGCTGTGCTACACCTAAACTTTTATCTGTGTGTAAATCACTTGGTCCTAAATTAGAAAGTCTTTTTAATTCTGTCTGACCGTAATTCATTGGTAAGTGAAAGTTTTGCCCAGTTCCGAATCCGCTTTGCCTTAAAAGAGAATCCATGTTTACTTTGTCAGCAGACACATACGAATCGAATGTGCCTAATATGTCACGCATTTGACTATCTAGAATTGTTGGGTTAGTCATAGACATTTGAACTAAACGCGCTCGCGCTTCATGGTCACTGTCAATTTGTTTACTAATCCATTTAGCTATACTTTGTTTTGTTTTAATACCATATGCTTGCCCTGCGGAATGCAACAATGAACTAAGCCTTTGTGCATTAGCCTCAGCTAAATCAAATGAGCCTCTAGCGAAACCACTGATACCTTTATCTTTTTCTTTTAGGAGAGTTTCTCTTGTTGATTTAAACAATGCTTCACGTTGATCGTCTGTGAAGAACCGCCAATTAGGATTTTCTTTAACAGATTTAACCATCGCTTCGCGTGTAATAGCATAATCACCAACACCTGCTAGTTCGTTAAACGACCGCCATGTTCTCACAACAGGTTTTAATACAAAAGGAATTTGTTCTTCTGGTTTAAGTTCTTTAAATATTTTACGCCCGTACTCATCCCACGTAACATACTGCCCTACAGAAGTCTTAGCTGTCTTTTGTGCCGCCCAATGTCTCGGTCCTTCACGCCACCACCAAGACGCAAGCTCTTCGCCACCATTACGAGCAACGTAACCTAAACGTAATAGAACTGCTGGTCGCCATGTACGCGCAATAAACTTATCTATTGCTGGGAGATGCATACCCCAACCTGCCATTCTGTAAAATGACATGTACCTAGAAACTGCCGCGAGTTCACGGTAGTTAGGTATAACATTCGCTACAGATAAATGAGCTTCGTGTGCTTTACCCGGAATGATAGCTCTTTGTACACTAGCTGGTCCAATAGGTGTGTCAGCTAAGTTAGCGTATCTTTGATGCCCGTGTCTTATGAATCGTTGTATGAACTCTTGGACATCTCTACCACCTGCTAGTAGCGCTCCGCTTCTTCCAAGAAAGTCCATGAAGAATTCGTTTTGTACTAGCCATCTTTCAGATTCTCCACCAATCATAAATGTGCGAAGGTAGTTGTCTATTTTACTACGAGACATGCCAGCCATGATGCCCATATCTATTAGGTTTCTAAATTCCTGTATGGCTGTGTCTGTATCTGTGACATCAAGGAAGTTTTTCTTTGGTGTGTATGTTGTTAATTTTTCTGCAAGACGCGCAGGATAATATGCGAGCCTTCTAACTTCAGCTTCAGCTAAGATACCTAATCTTTGCAAGTCCCCTATCTCTGCGTTGTTTGAACCCGGACTGTGCAATCTTTTATTTATATAGTTTTCTTTTGCTCTGTTAGCACCTGAGAATGGTTTACTGAAATCTGCTTTAAGAAGAAGATTCCCGTCCCTTATCTCGTATCCGTTTGCTTGATACCAGTTAAGCAGTCCGTCTAGTTCACCGTCTTCTAAAATTATTTGACTGGCTGTTGCTTGGTATTGATCTCTGGCTCTTTCTATATTTATTAAATCGGTTTCTGTTAAACCAAATTCTTGTACAGTTTCTATTGTTGGATCATCAAGAATTCTACGCAAAGAATCTTCATCTAAAACAGCGTTGTCGCTTGTTTTAATAGCTTTACTTTGAATGTCTTTCCATATTTGTCCATGTATATAGTCTGATTGTTTAGCTAGGAATTGTGCTGTCATACGTGCAAGATCGGCGCGTCCAGCTTCAGGGAAATTATCGAAATCTACAATATCTCTAACCCATCTTTTCCCTTTTATCCATTGAGAACCAAAGCCGCCTATATGTGGAAGCCACATAGCATCAGGATCTACACCACCAAGTTTCGTAGCGAGAGCATTCCATCCTTCTTGACTAGCTAAGAAATCCCAATAGCCTTCCCAATCACTTAAAGTATTCGCTGGTTTAGCAGGAACAATGACACCTGCTTCATCAACCATGTCGATTATTTTTTCATTATCAGAGATAGTGCCAGAATGCGGAGTGCGTCTGACATACTGCCCATTAACATCTACTACCAAGTATTCATCCCTGCGGAACCTATGCCAATTAAGCATGTCATCCCATACAGAACTCACAGCAGGCACATCCCTTATAAGCATGTCAGCTTTTTGAACTTCACCGAATTGTGCTTTAACAGCTTCATTAACTTCGTACTGTGTTATTAAAGGATTCTCTTCTTTCAAAGATAATTTGAATCTATCTATTTCATCTATCTCTTGGAAAACCTCATTGCAACGATCAACCATTCTGTTAATTGCTTTAGCGTTAGCTCTTGTAGAAAGTTTAGTAGCCGCCCAAACCTTGAAGCCACCTTGACCATACCAGTCGTTGACTTCTTTCATTTTTTCACGCATCTTAACTGAACGAGCCATACCAGTTTCTTGCATTTCTATAGCACAAATATTTCGCCACATGTCAATAGTTTTCTCAGTGTCACCAGCACGAACAGCAGGACGTAAAGCTTTCATCCCTTTAGTCCAGAAACCCCCAACCCAAGTCATAGGATCTAAAAGAATCTCAACAGCAAGAGAACCAACCAACCCAATAGCTGTCGCTGGTGCAGTACCCGGACGCACATCAGGCAACATAGAAACTTTGTTATAAGCTCTAACAGAAGCATCAGCTACAGTTAACTGCCCGCTCTCAAGTATCTGTTTAGCTTCGACCATATCTTCATTGCTTAAAGAGTCATACCATTTGGTGTAAACATCTAACACTCGTTGAGGATTCCAGTTCTGTTCCACGCCGACTTGTTCTACAAAATCGTAAACACCCTGCAAACCATCACGAAGAAAAATCTTTAACAGATCAGTATTTTCGCTACCTACTTTATTAATAGAAGCTTTCGTAGCTGACTTATAATAAGAACCATCATCAAGTTTCGCCGCACCCCAAGCCTCTCCCCAGTTGTAAGGATCATTAAAACCCGCTGAACTTTTCTCTGCCATGTAAGCTACGGATCTACCAAGCCTAGTAGCGAAACGAGAAGGACGCATCACAGCATTCTCCCAAACATTACTTGCTACTTGACCTGCGACAAACCCCATAGCTCTTATAGGAGCGAACCCCCACTTAACTGCTGACCCGAAATGTTCTTCAGGTAACAATGGGATATCCCAAGTAAACATACGATCCAACAAACCTTTATTTGGTTTTTCAACAGGCAACTTATAACCAGAACCACGCAAATGTTTTTGAGTAACAGCAGGTAAAGCAAGAAACTCTGCTTCTTGCAACTGTTCAGGTAAAGCCTCAAACCGTGTTTTCATTTCGTTAAACTTGACTTGATCTATAGCCCCAACAAAACGATTAACCATATCCTCATCAGAGTCAGGCGACATAGCCGCCGCTATCAAAGAATCACTATCAACATCTAAATATCTAGAAGCACCTGACTTTAAAAGCAACTGCATACGTCTGCCATAAATCTGGTTATTGATAACTTCAGAAGTATCCGAAGTGCCTACTGTATGATGCGCCCTATTTATAGGATTAATAGTCATTGTTGCGCCAATAGTTGCATAGCCGCTTGTGCTATTAAAGGATCTCCTGTCGCATCAGCCCAACTTTGTAACAACTCCCCTGATTTCTGTTTAGGTGTAGGCGCTATCATTTGAGGCGAACCAATCCCTCCAGCACCCGGAGCTAACAAAGGTGTTATCTCAGGTGTGAATGCTTGAGCGGCTTCTACAGGCAAAGGGGCTGGAGTAGCTGGCGCTTGATTAACAGGCGCAGGAAGATTATTTGTTTGAGGCAAAGGAATGGCTTCTTGTGCTTGTATGTTTTGTTGCACCTCACCATAAGCCGATCCAGCTTCTAACCCCGGAGATTGTGGTTTCTGTTTACGTGGCATTACCCTGCCCTTAATGCACCAATAAGTTGTGCCGCTGACTCAGGGTTAAGTTCAGGTGGGGCTTGCGCTCCTTGTGGAGCCATGCCTTCTGGTCCAGCCGCTAACCCTAATGCTTGTTCTTCTGGACTAGGCGCTACAGCCGCTTGCTCTTCACGAATCTCAGTATCGGCTTTTTCGATCGCCTCAAAAATGTCGAGTCCCTTCCTGCGATGTTTCTCAATCTTAGAGACATACACCACTGGCAACTGTCCTGACAATGCTTGTTGCTGTATCGCCGCCATAACTGCTTCTTCCAGTTGTTCTTCATCTACTCTACGTCCTTCAGCTTCAGCATCCTCAATGAACGGATGCTTAGTACGGAAAGTACGTAAGCTTATACCTTTCATCGAAAGCAACTGACCTAATTGTATCGTAGTGCCTTGAACGTCTGCGCCGGGAATTGAGTACGAAACGACATTATCGTTTGTTTCAAAATGCTCATTTGGAGTGAACTCTACTTGCCCAAAATCTCCAGCATAGCCAGTGAACATAGAGAACTGTTTAGCCCCAAAGTATCCTTTATAAGTAGCGAACAGGCATTCGTTTAGATGAGGAAGATGAGCCTCCATAATCTCTTGCATCTCTTGGATGCGCGGATCAAGCGCCGCGCCCATAAGGGAATCGATTCCTCTACCTGTACGGAGCGCTCCATAGGTTTCTCCACCAATCTGGGGAACGGTTCCTGTTGAAATACGAGCATTTCTTTCCAATCTGTCGATCGCAATGTTTGTACTCGGATCAGGTGTTGATCTTAATTCGCCAATAGATTCTGCATCAAGGAGTACGTTTACTTCCCCTTCACGACCGTCTTTCCATTCACCTCCGACGATCATGGGTACCTGACCCGATCGTCCTATTATATACCTATCAGGAAAGATTGCTTTTTCTTGTGCAAGTATTTCCAATGCCATCATTTTTGACATAAGATCCACAATTCCTACAACATTAGAAACGGAGGAAGCTATCTTGTCTAACGAAACTCGACCCGGAGTTATAACACAAGGCATACCAGATTTGTTAGGCGCACGAGATAGTTCTAGTTGGGTACTATGATATGGGTAGGTTTGGGCATAATGGTTATAACGTGGTCCCATTATTCCAATAACAATATGTTCGCTATCCACCCATTCGCACACATCCCACAATTCTTGACGGGCGTTATCATCTGAAGCTACAGGCCCACCATTCTCACTTCTAGAAGCAGGGTAATGTGCGCGTAGCCAATCACCTGACTTGCCGTAAATGAAACCACAGTTACGTGGAGGTTCTACGTCTTCATATGCTTTAGGTTCTGGGTATACACCAAGAGGATCACGAACATCAATACGTGGTAAACCCTTTTCAAAATCAGGAGTAACTACTAAACATGATGTGGCGTATCCAGCTAGATGACGGTATGCCCTACGCATCTTTAGTTTATACTTTGATGAATACCAAGTAGCGGCAAGTGCGCGTCTACGAATATCAGCATACTCACGGGAACGAACTCCTCGTTCTTTCGACTGGTCTATAGCAGGGCATCCAATGAAAGGCATAACTGATGAGGCTCTTTGAGCTACAGCATCAATATTTTCTGCTATAAGAGCAGGAGTTAATGGAGGTAAAACAGGTTCATTCTCCATTGAAGGAAGAGGAATTACATAATCTCCGTTATATCTTTCCTTAACATCAAGCATTCTTTCCAATAAAGGACTTTGTATATCCTGCCTTTGTCTTATAATCCCTACTATTTCATCAAAGGTATACATTAAAAAACCTTACTTCCAGACGTACCTGTCTTCCAAGGTAGTCCTTTAAAGCTGAATTGTGAAGAGTCAACACTATATGATTGTTTCCTTTGCCGCCAGAGTATCCAAATGAACCATAGTGCCATCACTTGATCCTGTCTTAGTTTAGTACCCCGTTTTAATGGCCGCCATGCTTTCAACTGTCTTATTAATTCATCAGCTTGATGGCGTGTGGAAGGATCATCTGCATAAGGAATGTCAATTTCACCACGCATAAACGATAAAGCCATAGAAGGAACTCCAATAGTTTCATCATACTTGTTCATACCAGTTAAATGTTCTCTCACACGGAAACCATAACGGTCAGTCATCTCTATAAGACGCTCATCACGAGATAAACCTTTCTGGAATACCATCGCTTCAATCACAACATCCGATACAGTCGCACCATTCTGCCCACATCTAAGTACTGCTTCTTCAACAATGCCGAGTATCTGCTCATTACGGGTAAGACCCACATCCTCCCTAACGAAAAGAATCTTTAACTTATCCTCATGTGGAGTAGCCGCTATCACACAGTTGTTAGAACCCAAAGCAGGATCTAACCCAATGTAAACAGTGCAGTCCTTTGGTGGGTGATGATTCACTGAACGTAAAGGATTCAAACATTTCTGTATAGATTCCTCATCGAACGTAGCTTCAGCAGAAGAACTTGGCTGTTGCATATAGTTACGCGACCATGCCTCTTCCCCAACCTTGCGTCTAATCCTGTCAAGCGCATCCATAGAAAACATTTCAGGCCACAACGGTTCAGGTTCGCCATCATCGTTAGTTACTATCGCAGGGAATCTAATCACAGAAAGAATATCTGGATCTATCTCATTCATTACACGTTCATAAAAATCACCTTCACCCACACGAGTACCATTAATACTCGTTCGCCCGTTCTCACCCGGACGGGTTAACCAGTCCTGACGGAAAATCTCGAACATCTGTTCGGTAAGATTCAAAGAAACACGAGACTGAATATCATCAATATGTAGATGATCGGTACGTGTACCAGCAATCTTTGATCGCCACCCTAAAGAAACCATCGAATAATCACGTTCATCGTGACTAGCCTTCTTAAACACGTTAAAATAATCAGCACCCCACGATTGAGCAGTTTTACGACCACTCTGATTTTGAGGTACGAAAGGCCCATATTTAGCTACATATTTAGGGAAAGGTCCATGAGGTTCCATCCTAGAACGTATACGCCCAAGAATTTTGCGAGCCATGTCTTGGCCCTCAGATCCGACGGTGATCCTGAATTCGGGGTTGGTCGCCAGTTTGTAGCAGAAGTAGTCCTCGGCCAACGTAGTTTTGCCGTGTTCTGGAGGCCAAAGGATGAGGGTGATGTTTCCGGGTGGTGTGTTTTCATACGCTTCGATGGCTTTGATATGGAACCAAGGGGACATGTGGCCGAAATAGTGACTTCTGAAACTTTGAAACGTGCCGTCCCACTTATCCACACCGCCGTCAGCGAGAGCTTTCGCCCTGATGGAGTCCGCTTTCTCAGCGAAATCAGGTATGCGTTGTCTCCACTTGTCATAAGCGGATCGTGTGACACCAGCGATAGCACACGCCTTAGAGATAGTTCCATGCTCCGCGAGTCCTTCAAGGAACAATTCACGAGTCTTCTGTCCCCTGATTTTGCTGACGTTGCCGCCATGTTGTTCATGCGTAGTATTAGTCATGGCCCCTCTTGGTCTAAGAATGATCGAAGATTGACTTCTCTACCTCTAACTCAATCGTTTCGGCGGCGATAACACCTTCATCGCCCTGAAACTTTAATGTGTGAGTACCAATCTCATTTAATGTCACATCAACATAGTACACTCCTGTAGCACTTTTTGTTGCCGCAGGAGTGGCATCTGTGCCACCTGAAGGTTTACGCCAAGTAATTGTCACATCATTAGCGTTATCTGTAGGGTCAGCGAGTGTACCGTCAGTGGTGAAGTTCGCTGTTACACGTACCGAGTCTCCTTTGTCGTATGTTGCCATTAAATCTCCTAGCCTACACTTGCTTCAAGAGTAACATGATGACGAGAAGAAGACGAGACTGTTACATGAGGTTTAGGGAATTTTAACCGAATGACAGTAGTCACACTAGCTGTCGAAGTTAAAGCCGCCGCTACATAAGCTTCCTCAATGATAAGAGTAGCTGTCGATAACACCGCTGAAAGAGAAGCCCCTATAGGCTGATCTCTGACAATCGCCGCTGAAACAGTCGCCGTTGCTGTGAGAGCAGACGCTATAGAAGCCTCTTCTATGATAACTGTTACTTCTGATGCTGTCGCGCTTAAAGCAGAAGCAATGAAGTTGTTCATATTCAAAGTTGTGCTTACAGAAGCAGAACTCGAAATAGCTGAAGCGATAGACGCTTCCTCTACGATAACGGCTGTTATCGAAGCTGAAGAGGAAATAGCCGATGCTAAAGCCGCAGTAGTAGTAATAGTTGTCGATATTGAAGCGGTGCTAGATATAGCTGAAGCTATCGACGCTTCCTCCACTATGACCGCTGATACAGAAGCAGAACTTGAAAGCGAAGCAGTTAAAACAGGTTGTTCACCACCATCATAGTTATAGGTAGTGTTCCTGTAATCTATCCCAGATTGGCGATAATCAATAGCCATAATTGCTTTCAGTCATAAAGAATAGTATTACATACCTATCGGATTTTGTGTAGAGTTCTCTGCGTCTCCAGCATGTGAAATGTAAGGCCCATTTGCATCGACGTAATGAGCGAAGATTTGAACGTGGTAATTCCCTTCTTCAGTAACAAAAGGCTCCCTCCAATGTTCAACATCACAACCTCTGTAGACGAGTAGGTCACCTGCTTCTTGAACTACTGATTCTCCTTCAGCAATAACAGGCCATATGGGAGAGTAGTTAGCACCTATCAACATTGTTGCTGATACTTCACATGCTGGTCTGTCTGTGTGCTTGTCAAGAATCGCTCCATTCCTGTAAACACGAAAATAGGTGTACGTAGGTAGAAGCGTCAGTCCTGTTTCCTTCTCCATAACTGGATGAAGTAAATAGTGGACATACTGCATTACTTCGTTTTTGTAACTTGCGTACATGCCGGGAGATTGTGAATCGCTTTCCCAGTTCTCAATTTCTTCTCGCCATAATGCGTAACGAGTGATGAAATCAAGATCGCTCTTTGAGAGTCCAGACTTTGCAGTCTGAAAACTTTCGCCTTCTTTTAATTGCCAGTGAGTGAAACTCATGATGTCCTCATTGGCTGAGGATCTCCAAAGAATCCATAGAAGAGGTTGAAGATGTAACGATCTGTGCCTGTTTTATGAGGTAATGTTCTGTGTGAGTACATCCATCCGGCTGGAAACATGATTGCTTTTCCTGCTTCTGGTTTTATTAGTAACTCTTGTTGAGGGAACTCAGTCTCCCCTCCTTCTTCAATGTCATTCAAATACAAACAAATGGTCAAATGACGATGCGTTAGCTCTGGGAAACCGTTATCTGAATGAACAGCATGGTAAGCCTGTGAGCCATCACCTTTGTATCGAAGGATGTTGTAACCTTCTCTAGCCCCAAATGATGCACAATTATTTGCTTCTTTATTTTTCTCTAAGTAATGAGCCAAGCAATTTTGTGAGAACTCAAGAATAGGTTCATGCTCAACTGCTGGGCTTGATGCTTCAAAGCAGATTTGGTCTGAGTCTCGGATGTAACGATCTGAACCACCTGTAGTGACAGATTGATTCCAACGACTCGAAAGTTTTATTCTTTCAATAACCTCTGTACAAATTTCTTTTCCGTCTTGCATTTCATATTCGCACATGAACTGATCTAGCCATTTATGCTTCATATCCCTCCTAGGGTTTAGGTTTTAAGTTCCAATTCATAGACATTATATACCTGTCAAAAGAAAACGGTGATCTCGGTGGAGTGTGAAGTAACCCTCCACGGAAAATCAACAAACTGTTTTGTGATGCTTTCTCGATTCCATGCTCAAACAATGTTCCATTGCTGAACATGGGAAATGTTTTTAAGTAGTAGACACCAACCCATTCAGTTGGGTGTCGGTGCCATGAGACATGTTCTGCTTTTCCGTTTGTCCTAGCGAACCAACATCCAGCACTGTCCCATTCCAACAAGTCACCAGTTGCTTTTTCTGCTTCATCAATGAACCTGTCGAAAGCCCATTTGAATTGCGGATAAGCACCTTTTCCTACCTGCATTGCAAGCGATTGCTCTGCAGGGTGATTAGTAAGATTTTCTAGAAGTGGTTGACTTCCGTTTATTAGTTCTTTTCTTTGCTCTTTAGTAAAGAGATTCTCAACTAGGTAAAACCCACTCTTGGTTTTCTTCATCCCACTCGTATTCCTTTTCTGGTCCTTCGTCGTCAGGTAATGGAACAGGGGGAGCCCATTTGTGGTTGTCAGCATCCCAAGTCCAACTGTCGCCAAGTGGGAATCTTTCATACTCCCACTTCAAATTTTCTTCATCCCAAAACCAACATCGCCCATCGTTAGGTGCTTCACCGGCTGGTGATACCCAGTCTCCTCGCCAGTTAAGAGTCCATGAAGGGTACGGCTGAATACCTACAAAGAATTCACCGTCCCACTCGTCGCCTATTCCAGCGAAGCCTCCTCTGAATTCGGAGTTGTAACTGGTCTGCACCCATTTGGTGTCAGCACCATACATTCCTTGAAGGTAGCCTTTTCCTGTTTCTTCATCTTCGTGTCCTTGTTCATTTTTGATGTCTTTGTTATCGACAACAAGAACCCGAATAACCCGATTGTTTTCATCTAGTTCGCAAAAGTGAGCCATATCTAATCCAATGCGTATCGAACGATTATTGTGCCTGAGCCACCCGCTCCAGAGGACCTAGCCGGACCGTAACCAACCCCTCCTCCGCCGCCTCCAGTGTTGACAGTTCCTGCGTTTCCGTCAGAGCCACTTTTCGTGTAGTTGCCAGCACCACCGCCACCTGTTCCACCTGCACTATAAGTGTAAGTTCCTGTTGGACTGTCGTTGTAACCGCCAGCACCACCACCGCCTCCGTAGTAGTCGGTTGAACCATCCTTGTATGTGTTACTCAACCCCGGTCCACCTGTTGCTGGTCCTAAAAAATTAACGTGCCCACTAGTAGGTGTCGTTGTTGAATACCAAGGACTGAAACCATTACCTGCCGCTATTGCCCCCGGTCCAGTGAAAGTTCCACCTGCACCACCACCGCCAGAACCTTGACGACCCACATAACCATATGGAGAACCTGCGGGACCAGATGCTTGGTATGCGGGATAACCCTCCACCGGAGAATAACCTCCTGCGTTTCCACTCATCCATGGAGTACATGCTGTTTTAAGTGGATAGGGTTCTTGGGGACTGAACCCATAACCTGCACCACCGCTAGACCCACCGGGGTATCCGACGAATTGAGAATTGTAATAAGGGTAAGGACCACCAAAGTATGGATGGTAATAGTTGTAAGGGTTGGGTCGAGCCGGAGTATCGTACCAAGGTGTCGGGTAGGCATCAGGATGAACTGCTCCGCCTGCTCCACCACCACTTGCTTCAGCAGTAGGTGAATTACCCCACTGACTGTTAGTACCGGGGGTACAGTAACTCGAAGGTGTGTTACCTGTGCCTCCAGCACCAATAGTTATTTGATACTTTCCGTCTGACCCCGGTCCATCAGGGGAACCGCCTGTTGCAGAGACTGGGAACGGACCTAATGCTCTCGCACCACCTCCGCCTCCTCCGCCTCCTGAGTCCATTCCATAATACCCACCACCGCCGCCGCCTCCGGCTACAACTAGAACCTCAACATCAAAGTCTGTGGAGTAAGGTTCTACTTCAAAATAACCAGATCCAGTGAAGGTGTGGGCTACGTAGGTTTTACCGCTTTCTGTGTAGTCGGCTGAAGTGCCTCCAGAGGCATACTTACCTCCTCCTCCACCACCAGCAGTAAAAGTTCTCGAAGACCAGTCCGATACTTTAGAACTTGCAAAGAATTTTTTAATATCAGGCATGATGCTCCTAAGCTGTTATTCGATTAACGTACCCGTTTACCATAACAACATTCGCCGCCGCCGCAAAAGCCTGAACAACAAGACTGTTTTGAATAAGCAATCCGGGAACTATAAGAACCCAACCTGAATCTGCCGCTAATTCAATTTCAGTCAAATCATCAGGTGAAGCAACTCCGCCCCATTCTATTGTTAAAACACGAGCCGAAGAATCTGTATTGCAGGCATAAAGCCAAACCTCATCCCAGTCAGATGTTCCCGCTACAGCGGTGTGTATGTCATCACCCGCAGTTGCTGTCGTTGTCACTTTAATGTTTTTACCATTAGTGTTATGAGACAGTTTTTGTTTTGAAAAAGTTGCCATCTAAAAGCCTCCTAGCTTCCGAATATCTGCGAAGCTAAAATAATATTAGCATTCTCGTAACCGCCTGTTAAACCACCAGAAGTACCAGTCGTGTTAATAGAAGGCGTAGTAGTCCACGAAGTATTAGACGCACCCGACCCGACAAGAATAGCACCAGACGAAGCATTCGAATCAGTCAAACCTAACTTTGTTTCCAAAGCAACAATAGCGCCAGCATGATTAACATGCATGACATCATGCTCTTGACCGGTAGCGTCCATATCAGTAGTGGACGAAATGTCTGTCCGCTGTTGAGAACCGGTGGTATCTAACGCACCCGGATAAGCTGTAGCCATAAGACTAAGCCAAAGTTATATCTAGTGAACCAGCCGCAAGCGAAATCGTGTCACCAGCAGTAACAGTCTTAGACGCAGACACAGCACCAAAGAACAAAAGGTTCCCCGCAGAAGCATGATCCCACACACCTATATGAGTCACAGTGCAACCCGGCATGTTAGTGAACTCCTCATCAGACGAATTGTCTATAGTACCTGCTGTAGCATGAGCGGCATTGAAAGTAATCGCTTGCCTAGCGTAAGACCCACCAGAACACTCAGCACCAGACCCATCTTCATCAGGGTTAGCTGTATGCAACGAAAGGTACACAGCAGTAGGTGCCCAATCTGCTTGATCGCGGAGAACATAGTCTAAAACTTTATTCTCCAAATAATTTGACATTGCGGCCATAAAAAACTCCTAAAAGGTTTGAACACGTTCCCCCCTATGATATAAATATATACGCACCCCGTCCACATCACAGGGCAATAAATATAAAACGAGATGTGCGAACCCTTATCAGGTTCCGTTCGCCCGTCAGAAGGGCTTCCGACCCCTACAATCAACTCAAGTAGAGGCAGAGTAAAACGTGATCGCTCGAACTCAAAGTGGAACCGTACTTAAAACGGCCGGATGGCACCCAAGGGGAAACTAAACTAAACACCAAGAGGATCAAGAAGACCAAGAAGGTCAACACTAAACCCTGACCCCCTTAACCCCCTTAAATAACAAACAAATCAAGTCAGCCAACTACGCCAAACCCCAAAGATGGCAAAGATGGCGCACTTAACTCAAACATACTGGGTGTCCACGCACAGAAAAACAAGCCAGACACATATATATACAACCCCCTGCGGGTACATCCCCCCATCAGAAACCCCGAACCCCTCTCAATCC